TCACCCTTAATTACATAACAATACCTGGTTGGCAGCAAAATAAGATAGATCCAACTTTTATCGCAAGCGTTTTTACTGGAACTTTATCGCTCTATGGAGTTGAGGCAGCTAAAAAAAGAGGTGATGGTACCTTTAAGTCTGCTGATAAACCTATGAATAAAAAAGAGGTGGAACAGTTACTTGCTACACAACAAGGTAATTATCAAATAATTAGAGTGGAAACACCCCTTCGTATTGAGGGAGTAGAAATTGTTGACAAAAAACCTAAAGCTTAATTTATGAAAAAATTTTTACCTTTGATTTTACTAGCATTTCCAACAGCTAGTTTTGCAGATATCACTCATTCTATCCAATCAGTTGCGTCAGTCTCAACAGTCGCAGCTTCAGCCACAAGCGAGCGTATTGGAGCTTCAATCAGTGTAGCTGGTACGAATGTAACTCCTACAGCAAACACTGTGTCTGGAGCTATAGGTTCTCTTGATCTTTCTGATCATGGCATAACTAATGGTGTTCCCACTGTGGACTATGACACATCATTTCAAGTTACAAACTCAGGTGATGCATATTCTGTGTCGGAAACATACTTACAAGCCGATTCTACTAGTACTACCGAGGCTGTTGTAACTGATGGAGTCAGTGAATTACCTCTTCTCGGTAGTTATACGGTTGTAAGTGGTGGTGACCCTGGTTCTGTTGCTATTACGTTAGATAGTGGGCAAGCATTAACAGTTAGCTTGACAGATATGGGAGCAGGTACCTCTGCCACTCTCCAATCAACAATCACTCTTGGCTTGGACTGATGAGATGGTTATTTCTTTTGTTTATAGCTTTTCATAGTTCGTATGCACAGGCTACTACACCTAGGTTCAATTCCAATCAGATGTCCTCAACCAGTAAAAGTGTAAGTACCATAAATGAGACAATTATTACTGAAAACTACAGGACAGGATATAGCTACAGTGTCACTGGAACGAATATCCGTGTTAAGGATGATTCTGTCATATCGCCTGATGCCACATATACTACAAGTCAGAATACAGGAAAGGTTAGCTTTCAATGGGTGACACCAGATCTACCAACAAAACCTCAATGGGAAATCGTGTCAGAAGGAGATGCGTTCAGTTTTGTAGAAAACTTTCTTGCTCCAGGGCTAGATGCTGTGTCGATCATCACAAGAAATCAAACCATAGAAACTTTACAAGAGCAAATTACGCTATTTCAATAGCCTTATTACTTACTAACCCTACATACGCTAGTACCACTATATCTAATCCTCAGTCAAATTCTACTGGGACAGTAATTAACCAAGGTTTTCAATCAATAAATGGAAACTTTCCAACTCATAGATTCTCAAACGGAATACAATGTCAGCTTCCAACATTGGCTTTCACTCCTTTTGTTACTAAGGGAGAAGGGTATAACACTCCAAGAATAACTACCAGTCGTACCAATATATATGACACTGCAACGGACAGCGATACAGGCCAGTTGCTTAATCCAGGGAGTATTTTATATGTCGCAGAACAGGAAAGAATAGATCAGACGAACCATAACTTATCTTATGGAGCGACTATAAGCCTACAGGTTCCTTTGGGTAAAAGATTTAACAATGAGTGCTTGAGAGCTGCTGAAGCTCATAGGAAGACACAGGAGTTTATGTTAGAGGCAAAGCGTCTAGAGGTTAATCTCAATCGTGCTAAGGTTTGTGGGGCTATGTTGAGAGAAGGTATTAAATTTGTAGGAGATGATGCTATATCTTGTAGAAATATTGTTCTTACTACGATTCCAGACCAGATATTACCTCATACACACGAAATAAAAAAACCACCTAATAACCCAGAAAAAGGTGGTTGATTTGATTTATTTTTGGAACAAACTAATCTTAACTAAAAATATTTTATGGGCAAGTCAACGGCCCTTGTTATTCTTGCCCTTAAATACATTAGCAATACGTTTTATAATCTGCTTGGTCAGTGGTTTTACAGCCGCAAGAAGGAGAGGAACAATCGCAGCCACACCTGCAATAAGAGCAGTAGACACAGTAACACTAGCACTTGGGATAAATTGATCGACCCAAGGGACTTCTTCCCATACCGCATTGCAAGAACCGTCTAATAACCCACGCTCATATTTTAACAAACGCTCCAACCTTAGCTCATTTCGCCAATCTCCCTTTCTGTATGGTGCGTTTTTAGGTGGGCATGGGGTATATAACTCTTCAGTAGTCTTTTTCCTTACATTTATTGGTGGTATGTAAACAGTTTTAAAAGGTGACACCTCTTTATTACTTTCAATAGCTTCTGTCTCTATCGGGTCTTGTGGATCGTAAACAATAGACCTGATCTTCTGTCTTTCTGCTTTTGGTGCAGTAGTTTTCTCTTGCTCTTCTTCAACAGGTGCAGTATTGGTTATAAGTGTCTGTGGACAAGTAACTTCCTGTTTCCTGTTATAAAAAACTATAGTTGGATTCTGTGTTATTTTCAGATCTCTATCAACAAGATTACAAGCAGGCAACACACCTGTTAGAACATGCTCAGTGACAAAAGGGACGGAAGGTATATCTACAGATGGTATTTTTATTTTTGGTACTTTAATTGTGGGCATAGGATGATGTGTTTCATTACCTGTCCAAGAAGCTGATGCTCAAAAGCTGGACTTTTCATATACAAAAAAACAATAAAGCCAGATCCAAAAGTAATTATTGATATTATTAATGCTGAAACTGCTATAAAACGTGTTCTTAAACGGTTAGGTGTCCTTTCCAATACCGTCATAGTTTCATAGTTGGTATCGAAATTCCAGTAGAGCTAGGCATTGCGTTATCTAAAGCTTTTGGCATAAGTCCTGATACTTTACCCATAACCTTCTCCATCATCATCTTTTCAAAATTTGGACTGGTTATGTAACGATAACCTGCATAGGCTCCACCAAGAGTTGAAATACTGATTAC